CGTCTGGATCATAGCTCGCTGTTGGGTCATACGTGAACCCGCTATCCCATGCTGCTTTCCAAAGGTAGACTCGTTCTTGTCTCGAAATAATTTGTGTGCTTGTCGGGCTTGCGTAAACGTACTCGTCCACCATACAAGGATCGCCTTCTTGCGCGCCAATGTACGTGGTAAAAACAAATTTTGGACGACCTTGGCCGTCGAGTACGATATGCTGTTTTACTGGCTCATTTGCGTGTGATTTTAGTAAATCCCGCCCTTTCGCCTCGAAATCTTGGGGTAGAATCCCTGCCATAATACCTCCTACGGCGCAAAAGTACCCTACACGGGTATTTTTCAAACAACTGAGGGGCTTTCGCCCCCCAGCTTGCTATCTTAGTAGCTGATTCCGTAGATGATACCGTTGTGCCCAGGCTTGTTGATTTCAAGCTCGCCGAACAACGAAATATCAAGGATGTATTGGTATCCAGAAGTGTTACGAACTTCGAAGTACTCCTGTCCTTCTGGGTTCTTGCGCTTTTGGAAGAAACCGTTTGATCGGAAGACCATAGATTTCAAATCAAGCATTGCGATAACGTCGTCATCCCACTCTTGAATACCTACGATTTTCAATTTGCCCTTCACAGTGTTGACAACAATTTCATCCCATCCGTAGAGAGATGCTTTTTTGTCTTCAACAGTGATTTGCCAGTTGGCAGCGCCATTGGCCTTATTTTCGATCAGTTTCAACACTGAACCGAAATGCTTGTAAGACATAACAAAAGTGTCTGCTTTACCTTTTGCTTTCTTACGAACTTCTGTGTAGGCGTCGAACAACTTATCCAAGATGTTGGATGCAGTGATCGAAGATCCGTCAACGTTTACAGCTTGCAAGAATGGGTACGCCACTTTTGACTTACCGTGAACAGTTGAAGATCCACCGTTTGCTGCTGACAACAACACACTTCGGATAGAAGTGAAGAAAGTTGTGTCTGCGCCGTCTGTGTAGAACTTTGCGTTCTGAGCAACAGAGTAAGCAGAAACGTCAGCCGCAGCACCGCCGCGAGTTGCAGACAATGTAACAGTGTCTGTGTTGATATTGACCGCAGTTACGTAGTAGCTTGCAGCCGCCGAGTTGTCGTCATCAAGAGTTACCTTTTGATTCAAAACAAATCGGTCGATGTGGTCAACGATCATAAGACCAGTTGCCGCGTTTGTCGCGTCAGTCACTTTCGCAAAGTGAGGACCAGTACCCATTTGGATACTTGCGACCATTTTGATGTATTCCATGAAGTCTTCAACGGCGTCAGGCAAGATCTTCAAGAAAGAATCTTCTACGATCTTTCCAGAGTGATCCATAATGTCGCGGTGATTGAAGATCATCGAGCCCCAGAGCTCTTTGTAGTCATCGATAGAGCCACGAACATACAGATCTTCTGCGATGTCCGTTGCACCAGTCAATCCACCCATTTTTACAGAGCTTGCGCCTGCAGCTTTGAATGGAACGAGCAGCTTTCCACCTTTCCATTTGTCGTCTTTTTCGACATTGGAAAGAAGCCAATCACGTTTTAAGATTTCTTCCTTCAACAATTTGTTGGGAAGATATTCGTTGAGCATATCTTGAAATGTTCTAGTAGTTGCCATGCTGTTTTAACTCCTCAAAAGTTACGTCGTTAGGTTTTGTCTCATGGCTCGCAGGTCATCGATGCTCGAAGGCATCTTTTTAACGGGAGATTTCCCGCCGCCTGAGAAGCTTGAGATCACTGGTTTTTGTTGCTGTAAACCCGTCGGGCTTGACGTGTCTTGAGAGGCAGCCTGCGTACCTTGCTGGGCCTGCTGTGCTTGAACCCCTACGAGATTTAAGACTTCTGAGACCAGCTGACTTGCTGGGGGAGAAATCTTGTGAACAGCCTCGTAATACTGCCCACGCCGAATGACTTCTGCGCGAAATGATCCAGGCTTTCCAGCTCTGGCGTCGTATGCAGAAATCGACTGACTCACTTCAGGCTTGGCGAGTTCCTGATTCAGTTCAAAAGTTGCCTGCTGCTGAACCAATTGCGCCATTTGCTGTTGGAGCGTTTGGTTCTGCGAGTTCGCCTGCTCATACGCGAGTTGCTGTTCGCGTTGGGCATCTATCTGTGCCCTCTGATCGGCGGGTAACTCCTGATACTTGAGTTCTTCAATAGCGTATCGAATAATTTGGTCTTTGGGAATGTTTAATGCGTGAAAAAAAGATTTATAGTCACCTTTTTTTACGTAATCGCCCAAAGTCTTAAGGCTGGTTTCAACTTGATTGTACTTACCTTGCCACTCTTCAAATTGTTTTTTGAAGCTGTCGCGTGCGGTTTTTACCTCATCCAGACCGTGGGATTTTTCGTACATCTCCCGCATCTTTGCTTCTAGGTCTTTGGTCTTGATGATCGGCTTAATGAAGTCATCAAACTCAAGTTCTTTGTCTTTTACTTTGAACTTAAAGTTTGGGGCGTAGGCCTGTGCAGCTTGCTGTTGCGTCTCAGTTCCTCCTGCTTGCGCTGATGCTCCTCCATCATTTCCTGCTCCAGCTTGCGTCTCCGCCGATACGCCTGTTCCAGACGCTTGCTGCGTTCCTGCTCCCGCTGTTTGCGAGCTTTGCGATCCGCTTTCGCTGCCAGAAGACGCGCCTTCCATGCTGTTTCCATTCATTGTCTCCATCGGTGCTTCCTTTCGCCCCTTGCCTGGGGTGTTTTGTTGTTATTGAACCATGGGGGGTCCCAATTGCTGCGGAGGAGGAGCTGTTTGCGGCCCCATTCTCTTCATCATGTCTGCGACGACCCCATCGTTCATTATTTCTAAATCTTGAAGTGTAAGTCCTTGTGCTTCGAGCCGTTTGAGTAACCAAGACACCGACTCGTAAGGAAGGCGGACTTGCCTTGTACCAGACGGAGTTTTTGGATCTGGAACGTGCATCGAAACAGTAATCAGCGAGCCACCTGTAGGAATAAACCCGTCTTTGGCTGCCTGATCCGCCTGATTTTTTCTGGAAAGTTCGTTTTCGTGAATTGTTAAATACTGATCGTAGAGTTGTTTTATTTGTGGAGGCAGCATTTGAAAATCCGCTTGCTTCATTCTATGAGTCACGGCATCGACAAAAATTTTGTTGTCTGCATAAGGAGACACAAAAGGCATCTCACCGCGCTCAAGCTGAAGCATATCGTTGTCTGCGTTGTCATACTCCACTGTCAAACGCTTCACGATGCTGGAATTTTTCAAATAAGGCATCTCTCTTGCGAGAAGTGCCAGTTGTTTTGGGTCCATCTGTTGACCCGCGTACTGAATCAAATGATTCAAAGCAAGTTGTTGTCCCAAACGGTCAGAAATGTCGGCGCTTTGCTCTTCAATTTTGATTTGATACGAAATAGGAAGCGTTGAGCGAAATTCCGCTAGATTGATTGCCTCCGCTTTTCCAACTGCGACAATTACCATGTCGTCAGGCAGATATTTTTTTGCAAGCTCAAGATACGTCATGCAAAACTGCTTCATGAAATTCTCAGTTTTTTCGATGTATCTGTTAAACTTTGCTTTTTGCGAGGCGGATCTAAAAAGAAGAGTGTACGGATCGATTTGGCCTGAGTCTTTTTCTGAATTTACTTCCTCAAGCATGCACGCTGAGTACATTTCAGAAATTTGCGATTCGATATAAGGTAAAAACTGTCCCCCATCACGCCCTGCGAGAATCTGCGGAGCTGCTCCGTTGTAGGTAATCCCACGAACGCCTGGTAGCAGGGCACCTGTCGCAAGTTTTGCGCCAGATTGGTAAATAAGCTTGTCGTCTCCGACAGTGATTTGGTGGGTCGCTGCCTGAGAACTTGCCCGATTGATCTCTGCTTGATAAGGCCTTGCCACTTTGATGATCGAGTATCCGCGCGGGTTTGTTGAGTAGGTGTCAAAACCTTCCCAAACAAGCGGCCAGATACCAAAAGGAATTTCTCCTTCTTCAAGAACCCCGCGCTCAGTTGAAATGTAATAATATCCGTTTGGATACTGCTTGCAGGGTCTGAAAAATTGATATTTCAAAAGAATCTGCGCGTCTTCTTGTCGGTACTGTTTTTTATTGGTGTCAAACACGATAAATTCGCCCGTGTCTCCCTCACCGATAAACTTTTTCTTTGTCTCGTCTTGCCCGTAAGCTTCGAGCAGTTCTGCTTTGTCCACCATTTCACGGATTGTCATTCGCGGACTTGTTTTCATTGATTTTGCTTGCTGAGCTCTGAGCAAATTAAAACCTGGAATGTTTTTGAACGAAAACCCGCCTGTAAACACAGGATTTTCCATATCGGGCATCGGCTGACCCATTTCATCAAGCACGGGTGTTTGCCCGTCATCAGACATTTTTGGCTGGTACCCTACGTGCTCGCCTTCGTTGGGATCCCAGTACATAAACGCGCACATTTCTCCGAGCTCAACGAAATTTTGAATGTACTCGTTAAATTTTTCTTTCAAATTGTATCTAAAAACTGCATCTTGCCAAACGGCTGCATTGAGATCCGCTGATTTTTTATCTTGCAACTCGAGTTCATTTTGCGGCGATGGAATGACACCTGGAACTTTATTTGTGATTGCTTGAATGTAGTGTCTGGTGATTTTGTGAATGTGATTTTTTGTGAGCCGCAATTTTTGAGAGTCTGAAACCTTGGACGTGTTTCTGATGTTTGAAAATACACTTTGATTTTTCTTCGTATAATGATTCCCTGAAACTAGAAGCAAGTTGCTCCGCATTTCAGAAAAAATTTCGTCGTCGCAAGTCTCATCGTCGCGATAAAACTGATTTAGCTGCTCAATTGTGTGTTTTTTCATCCGACATCCTTGCCTTTTCTATGTGCCGAGCTATCTGAAGTTTTTCAAACTCGGAGGCATTGTCGATAAGGATCTGGGCTTCTTCGGCCTCAGCGATGGCTTCTTGATCCATCAAATCCATTTCTTCTTTTTCGGCCTCGGTTGAAATTTCAGACACCACGGGAATTGTGTTGTGGTCCGAAGCCTTGCTGGGCGTTACGGCATCCTCATTTCGGCGAGGATGGAACTTAATGCGAATCAAGCCGTCTAGTTCAAATGACTCGACACTTGACTGTCCACATTTTTCAATTATTCGGCAAATTTCCTCACTACTCAAGTGAAAACTAGCTGGAGTATTCTTCATTCCAGTAGTCGAACTCTTCTTCGAGCTCGTGCCATCCTTCTGGCTGATCTTTTCTGTCTCTGTCATCATAGTCCCCCCTCCGTAGTCGGATTTGCTCAGCCTGAAACTCTGCCTCCGTCATTGGTCTGGCTACTTTTGGCTCTTCTGAGTTGGCATTTTTAATTTTTTCGTTAACCGCACTTAAGTCCCAAGGAATTTGCATCACGTTGTATCTGAGTGAATCGGATAAATCGTCGCCTGATTTATTCTCACTTGTTTGGTTTGAAACCATGAGACTCATGAGCTCGCCTGCAAGCTTAAGACTTTCGGGATCGTCGTCAAATATGTCGAGCATTTTATATTTGAACAAAGTGTTGAGGAGATCCTCGCCCTTGTCTCTGGACTTGTCCGCTTTATTGAATGAATTGGAATTTCTCTCAGCAATTGTTCCAAAGTCCACGGCCCCAGGGTCGTAACATTTCTGTGTGACCATGAGCTGACTGGCGAGCTCTTCATATTTGTTGTAAACGTCGCCCGCAGTTGTCTTGACATGATCCCCGCGCCAAGATTTGAAAACAGCACCTTTCTTGAAATCAGGTCTTACTGCCACAAACGTGATTGCAGCTGGGTGATTTTTTGAATTTTTCTTTTTTTTCTGCATCGAGGGGTCGTCCCCCGAGCCATAATCCACAGCTGCGTAGATATTCCACCCTGAAATGTCATAGGGGACGACGACATTTTTCTCAAACTCAAACGCGTAGTATGTTCTTCCTTCTTCAGTGACAAATTTTCCATAAATACGCCGCTGGCGTTCGGTATCGTTTTTACACCGCTCTTCTGCAAGCCTGATTTTATCAATCGTAATGTGCGTGGAAGGTGTTCCATCTTCATAAGTCAAACAGTCGTACATCGAAATTGTCATTTTTTTCGCAGATGGAAGAATTTTGTTTCCCTCCATACACTGCTTCCAGAACAACTGATTCAAAGTCGGTGTGAAGCCTGACGTGAAAATTCCACCTGTCGCAGTTAAACGAAACATGAGCTCAGAATAAAAATCCATCGGGAGCTCTTCATCCGCTGTGATTTCATACACGGATCCCGCTTGCACGGATGCAAGTGATTTTGTGTACATCTGAAAATACACAATGGGACCTGCTAGGAATTCGCACGAAAAATATGTTCCTTGCTTTTTCTTAAGCCTCCAGCCGTACTGTGGATCTGACTCCATTTCCTTGCGCGGAAGCCACTCGGGCACCCATTTTGTGTCGATCTCTTTTTCAAGTGTGAGTGAATCTGGATAAAAGTACCAAAACTGCGTTGGCGCTCTGTTTTTAAGACCAAAGATTTTTTTCCATCTTGCGGGATCTGTCGCGTTTGCAATTTGTCTACGAATGAGTGCAGATGATTTTCCAATTTGGTTTGCCGCAGTTAAAAGATTCACACGATTGTCAGACTCAAGCACCTCGCGCTGCCAGGCGTACATTGGAAAATAGAGATGTGGAAGCTTTGCTTCTAGCTGTTTTTTACGGCGTAGAAGCTCAAGCTCCTTCGTCTTCAGCTCGAGTAGCTGCGACGGTGATAGTATCTGACTCATCTATAACTTCATCCTCCATGATTGATGCTTCTGGTGTGTTAAGCATCTCAATTTCTTTTTGCACTCTTGCAAGTTGCTTAATTATATCTTGATGGGTTCTTGGTTCTTCGTATGGCGTGTTCGCGTTTGCATGCAGATGTAAATTTTTTTGCTCTGCTTGAATCTTGATGTGCTGAGGTACGGCCCCCCTCACGCGATTATCTAAAATTGCGACAGCTTTTATGATTTCTGAAACAATAGACGTGTTGATTTTTTTCGTCACACGTTTTGTTTTTGGATCTGTTGTCTCTGTGTAGAGAGGAAGCTTCAGAATTTCTTCCATTCTCTCTAAACCAATTTCAAGCATCCCGCGCATTTTGTACGTGTACTCAGGCGGTGGTTTTAGAATCCACGCAAGTCTGATGTCGGATGTAACGATCTGATAAAAAAGTTCGCGCGAACAAATTCGCCCATACATTCCAGCAATTCGCATTTGGTTTTCGCCGTTATCTTGAGTCACGAAATACTCATCCCAAAATGCAATTCGCAGTGAGCGGTCGATTTCAGATGGCTCAAACAATTGCTCAAGCTGTTTTGATGTCATCGACAAAAAATGTGGAGGAAGTCTCAGTGCAAGTTCTTTTAAGCGCGGCGAGAGAAGATTAACCACGCATCTCGGGTTTCCTTCGTCCCAAAATACAAGCTCTTGCAAATTCTTATTTGCTTGCGCCTTGTCTCTGCGGACAATTCCATAGGGAGGGGTCTCGATACTTTTACCGAGATGCGGGGTACTTTTCGGTGAGGCCATGGAGCTATTTGGCGGGAGCAGGGCGCTTTTTGTCAAGAATCGGGAATCTGGTGAGGGGGGAGAAAAGGCTAAAATTAGACAGGAATCCCTCCCCCCACCCCCCTGGGGTCCTGATTTTAGACTCTCACTTTCAACTATAAGTGTGACTACTATGTAGTTGAAATCATTCGCGAATCCCGCAGCAGCGCGGCTGTTATGCGTTCAGCAAGGTAGATTGGACGCCATGAAACCTGGATGCCGTGGTGCATTAACAGGTCGTGTAAGAAATGCGGCGGCGCGTTGAAAGACTAGGAGTTTGACACGTCAAAATTATAACCACTATCAGTACAATGCTATGATAGCACTAGTGTTTCAATGAAAATAGTTTACAGAATGAATGAAAGTTCTACGCGCTACTTTGAGACACGTGATGATTTTACAACAACTTACGCGTGGCACGTCGAATGCATATTCAAAGTGTATCGATTCACTCATGAGTCGAATTAACCAAGGAGTTATCAAATGAAGTTCATGAAAAGAAAACAAATATATCAGGCATCAAACTACAATGTGACTTTCGACCCCAAGACAACTTCAGCTTTTTCGTATCATTGGTGGAAATTTGTCGGTATCGTCGAAGGTAAGGTTATATTTAATAACTACCGTTATTCAAACTCAACATCAAAGCATCAATCCAAAGTTCGAACTTTGTTGAATGAACTAAATATCAAAATTGATATTGAAATGCCTTTACCTGCTGGACTTCCAGGAAGCTACCGACGTGGGTTGGGAATGAACTACGCTCCAGTCACTCCAGAAAATGCAACGCTAGCCGGACTCATTCAGGCATCTGAGGAGTATCTTTGCGACCAGATAGGGAATGAAGTTATCAAACAACAAAAGCGAAACGAACGCGCAAAACAACGCCGCTTTGAAAAGAAGTTAGAACACTACCTTGAAAACGTGGTTCATTTTCGAGACTACGAAATCAAGCCTAAATCTCAATTCGGCAAATATAACAAAGTAGCAGTTCATCAAGTTGTGGAAGATATTGAGCACGACGTTGAAAACGCGCTTCATTCATTCCATCGTGACGGTTTTGGTAACGTAGTTTTTTACGTGGGGGTGTAAAATGAAATTCACTTACCCAACATTTTACGGCGTTGACGAGATTGAAGGATATCATCGAGGGCACTGGTTTTCAAAGGACACCATGAGATTTTTTGGGACCAGACTAACCAGTCATTTCAAACGTGTTGCAAAAAATAAATATGTTTTCATCACAACTGAACGCAATCCATCAAGGACTCGAAAGGCCACGCTTCGAATTGCAACTGTAAAACAAGTTCGACGTGGAGAACCGTTCTTTGAAACTGTTATCGAAACGCTCGGGGAATTTCACTCAATGACTTTGCCTCAAGCTGTTCGGGAGTTCGAAAAACTAGAAAGGTTTCAATTATGAAGCAAAAAACTAACCTCAACGAAGCAAATTTGATTCAAGCTCTGCGCCTTGGTCTCATCGATTGGTTTCAATTCCTCGAACAATGGAGAAAATTAGATGAACCCACTAAATAGAACTTTCAGACTTGATCGGTTGTATCACCAGTTTTTGAAACCGAAAGGCATACCGCTCGACAAGCTTCCTTTTTTGGTCTCGAAACTTTACGAAGCGGGGTTCATCGAAGTCTTTCACGAGAACAACGATCCAGACTCCGAGCGATACTCTGAAACCGAGAAGCTTACGAGCCGAGAACACCGCGACGAACTGTTCAAAATCATTCAGGAGCTGAAAAAATGAAGCAAATAAAAATCAAACGATACTCAAAACAGGGCCGCCGCTGGATCCTTTGGGACGTTCAGCTTGAAACCGTGGAGCGAATGCCGCGCAAAAAGGTATACCTGTACCGCGATCCAGATACGAAGCAACTTTGCAAAGACGTGGTGACTCATGCGCAAAGCTAAACTCCACGAGATACGTCTCCCAACGCCGTACGCGGTCTGGTACCGCTACGTGTACGGGACCGATCTTCAAAACCAAATAGGACCGAACCGATTCGCAACCTTACTTGAAAAAAACGAAGCCTTGGAGCTTCTGAAACATAATGGGGGTATCAAATGCAAAATTCTAAACGAAACCAAGATCAAACAAGTCCTAGACCAGCTCCAGTCCGAGCCCTGGCCTTCCTGGCTCTCTGTGGCCTTCTACAGGCTTGCCAAACGACTCCAGGCTACCAAATGACCCCTGAGCAGTGGAACGCCCGTACAAACGCAATACAGGCCTTTACAGGGGCCGCCAGCGCCTTTACTCAAGCCAACCGCCCAACCTACGGGCCAGCAAACCCCGTTCGGGCCATCCAGCAGACCACAATTCAGGTTCAAGCTCCTGCCTGCGCGCCTTTCTGCCTTCAGCAGCCCGACTAACCTCGGGCCAATTTTCGACCCCAATGATGAGGTAAAGTAACCTTCACGGGCCTTAAAGGAATTTTGGTACCCTTTACCCAGAACGAAGTTATTTGCAGCGCTTCTTCAAAACTAAGATCCGTGATTCTTTGTAATTCATGCGCCAGCTGGTTTGCCATATATGCCGCTGTATCTTCCAAAGTTTGGCTTTTCGCTGGCCTTTCGAACGAGATTTTCATGACGCACCTGCTTCCATTTTTAACTTTTTTTTCGGTCCTCGGATTTTCCTCGGATTTTGAAAAAAATCGATTTCATTTTCTATACGTGTTTTTTTTTTATTTTTTCCCATTTTTTTTTTTTTTTTTTTTTTTTTTTTTTTTTT